TTACCGCCAAAAGCAGCTATCAAACTCGCTCAAAGTGTTGTAACTAACCTACCAACTGACTTGGATACACTTAGAGATAGGGAAAAACTAATCAACAAACTCTTAGCAACAGCAGCTTCAGCTTCAACGACTATTAACACCCTCGCTGTAACAACTCAAGAAAAATTAGCATCTTACGCAGCTTGTCAGAGTTGGACGCGATGGTTTACCATTGCTTATGCTAACAAGGTTGTGGACGATGTAGAGAAAATGCTGAATTTTATTGAGGGTATGAAAGTAAGGGCTCGGAGTGGTGGTTCTAGAAAAGGCTATTGTTGTGCAGGGTCTGATGTGATGAAAACTCTAAACAGCAAGGACAGGCCGAATACCAGGTTTTTCGTGGATAAGCAATCGGCACAGAATTGGTTGGAGAAAGTTGATGGAGCTGTAGACGGAGGATATCAACCCTATGCTGCTTTGGTTTTGGATAGTCATGCTTTCAGAGTTTACAGTCAACACGTCATAACTAACGCCGATGGACACAACATCTTTGAGAATTTTGCGCGGCGGGTGACCAGGGACGCTAGAGCCTTAGCAGCGGAGATAGCTTCTTTGCCAGAGTCTGTAAGGGACATGTTTTTTGAGGACCAGCAAGGACCACGGATATGGATTAATGTGTTTTTGATGGAAAAACTTAGAAACAACATTTTCGACGAGGATTTCCGTGATGATGTCCAGACCCGTTTTAGACGACATGTCCGACACAACGCGTACTACATCAGAAACATACCAACCCATAACAACCTATATCCTGGTGAAGTAGAACAGAACTTTGGTTTTGATATTGTCAAAGCTCTCATAGCGAACCATTCTTGCTCCAATAGACAGACGAGGCAAATCGGTCCTAGTTTCACAACAAAACCGTTGTGTGCCCAGACTTGTTTCGCTAACCTCTTAGTTGCCTTCATAACACGGCAGGCTGGTGGAAAACCTCGTGAAGGAGGACCTTTAGTAGCACATAATGTCGACGAGTTACCCGATGCGATGACTAGAATGATTTCGGGTTACAAGAACTCAGACCCGTTGTCCAGGGTTGTACTGGCCAGCCGGACAGCGGAAGATAATGAATTTACAGCCAACGCTACTCAATTACCAACCTTCCAACAGTGGCTTCAAGGATATGGTGGGCAAGCGGCCGCCAAAATGATCGAAATGCACTTGAGAATACAACAGAACGAACGAGAAATGGCGAACGTAACTGACGTCAACAAATACATCACAGGTTTCGTCAAATTGGAATTCCATGGGGAAGAAGAAAATGGTTTGGCTTGTCATAGCGAACCTAGAATAATATCGGATCGATGTGTGGACTTCAAGTACAATGGAATAGGAGTGACTAAGCAATTGAGCAAAATATTACAAGAAGTAACACCATGTTATGCAGTATATGACAACCCCCGCAAAGTTGCCGATGACATTGCCGCGTACATCAATTTCCATGGCACCGACTTGGTAGCCCGCAACACAGATTATAGCCGCATGGATGGTTCGACGTGTCAGCGAGTCAAGGAGCAGGTGAATGAATGTTATAAGAAGCG